AACTACTATTTTAGATAATGTAGCTTCTGGTCTTAAAGTAGTTGCTGGAGATTTAATTGATTATGGTAGAGGAATGGTGAAACAATTAACAGGATTTCATAATCCCAACATTCCAGCCATAGATAACAGAGTTTTATCTACTTTTAGGAATTTTCCTAATAACGTTGATCAACCGGTCCATTTAGAAGTTATGGACAATCATGCACAGTTTAGTAGAGTTTATGATGATTATTACTTTAGAACAGATCAAGATGAAATGGACTTAAGATATTTATTGTCAAAACCCACTTATATAGGAAAGTTTAGTGTAGCTAACACTACTGTTGTAGGGAAAAATTTGTTTGCTTACCCTATAACACCTATGGTGGAAGTTAAAACAGTTGGGAAAGATGCAAGTGATCTTTTTCATTCTCCTATGAGAACTATTTATGAAGCATCTCGCTTTTGGAGAGGCGGACTAAAATTACATATACAAGCCGTTTGTACTAATTTTCATTTTTGTAAAATGCTTGTTTTGAAACAGTATGCTGTTACAGCAGGAACACTTTCCGCTACAATAGTTCCCAAATATGAAGATGTTCATAATATGAATGTTGATACTTTGGAATTTTCGGCTGGTGGTCAAATTCAAACTATTGATTTACCGTATTGTTCAAATTTGAGACAATTAGAATGTACTAAAGATTTTATGTTTAATATGGCTAATCATGGTATGGTATACGCATATTTAGTACAACCACTTGTTTACAATGGTAATGTGCCAACTACAGTTACATTTAACGTTTATATTTCTGGAGCAGAGGATTTAGAATTTAGTGGTTATGCAGTTGATAATGTACACATAGATGTAGCAGCTTATCCAACTTCTGTAGCCGCTACTATGGATTATATAGAAGAAAAACCAGAAGCTTTTATAGCAGAGGGAAATGAGACAGATGGAATAACAACTTTGGTTATACCGAATACACAAGAACCATTATTAATAGATACAACTTCAGATGTAGAAAATCCTAAAATGGCCTTTAGACCTAATACATCTGTTAGAGATTATATTAGATTTATGTATCCTCAGGAAACTGTTGTCGAGACGCCTACTAGTAATAAAAATATAATAGCTTTTCCTTTAAATGCTTTATTTCATAAGTATTTAAGAGCTGATTATTTGCATGCTTTTACTTCTATGTATTTAGGAGTGTCAGGGGGTTTTAAAATTAAGTTTAAAATTTCCGGCGTTTCTGCTGCATCAGCTATGTTTGTACCACCTAGTTCATTTTGTATAAACAGTAGTTTTGATAGAATGTATAGTATGTCAAATGCAGAGCCTGTCGATGTAAATTCATTGGCAGATTTTATTAAAGGGATGACTTATAATCCTTCTTTAAAATCATATACTGCACCTCAAATTGAAATGCAGGACTATACTAGGACGTTTAATAGTTCCAGTGCTACTGTGAATGGTAGACCTGGTATATCTTGTGTATTGGAAATGGCTATTCCAAATATGAACCCATATAATTTTGTGGGTAATGCATCCAAATGGTATGGAGGTGTCGATCCAGAAAACGACATGGGAGTAGTTTATATAAACTACGATGCTAGTTATGATGGAACTAGCTATGCTAAAGTTCAAATTGTACCTTTTATAGGTTATAATGATGAAGCACGTTTAGGCTTTCAAGTCTATGCTCCAGGTAAACATATACCGACGTTTACCAATACATCTCCGGTTGTTACTTGCAGAAGTAGTGTTTTTAGACCAGCACAACTTTCTACTACTCTTCCAAACGGAATATCGGTTAATCCGCT